AGTTATGTTATAAACAAGCAGAAGAAGATTATATGAATCAACCTGAAGTAGATTACAAAAAGATACAAGAGGAGCCTGAAATAGAATGACATTAAAAAAATTTATAGTAAGACTTCGTATGTGGTATGCTGATATAAGAGGTCATCACGGAAAGAAATGGAACTACGAACCAGGAGATTGGTATATGGGTAGACATAGAAAGAAAGGAAAAAAATGAAACAAAGAAATACAAAAACTAAATTAATATTTAGACTTAAGTGTTTGATATTAAGATGTAGAGAAAAAGGTAAATGGGATTTAGCAAAAAGATTATACAATAAACTTATTAACGTATGAAATATATAATTATATTATTATTACTTACATCTTGTAAGACTACTGACTTAAATCCCCAGTATACAATAATAAAAAATATTTTACAAAAACAGTTGACAAATAACTAAAAATATGATAGGAGAAAACAATGGAAACAAAGAACTACCTCATAAAAGTATACGGATTAGGATATACAGGGCAATACACATTACCACTCACAGGAGTCGTAGACGCAGATAGAATAGATGATGAGGCAACACATCTAATACTTACCAAAAAACTTATTCTCACTCGAGATACCTTTTATGATAAAACTAAAACTAGGGTTACATACGAGGAAGTTAATAATTGAATTACAAACAGCAACTAAATGTTATACAAGGACTATTTATTCCACCTGATACACAGATGAGAATGGATTGTCCTTTCTGTAAAAATCTAAATACATTATCAGTAGACACCACAGAAAATAATATAAGTTGGTATTGCTTTCATGCGTCTTGTAAAGCTAGAGGTAAAAAAGAAGGAGAAAAAAATATGCAGTATGTTAGTGCAACATTCAATAAAAAAGAAAATAATACAAGTCAAAAATTTATTATACCTGATAGCTTTAAAATAGTATCAACAAATAAAAATGCACAATTATATTTACATAAAAATAATTGTTGGGAAGCATGGGCTTGGGGTAGAGCAGATATTAAGTATGATGTAAAACAAGATAGAGTTGTATTTCTAATTAAAAATAGAAACACAGATGAAATAGTAGGGGCAGTAGGTAGAGGACTAAATAAAAATGTATACCCAAAATGGTTTATGTATGATAACAAAGATGTACCATTTAAATGTGGCGATTGTGATGATGCAGTTATTGTAGAAGATTGCCCATCAGCTTGTGCAGTATCTAATGTATTAACAGGTATATCTATTATGGGTACAAAATTAAAAGAAGAACATAAAGAACATTTAAAACCGTATAAAAAACTATATGTCTGTTTAGACAGAGATGCTACCACAAAAGCATATAATATAGCTAAAGATTTAAGGTCGTCAGGGTTTGACAATGTCGTGGTTAAACCATTAGAAGATGACCTTAAATACTTTAATACAAAACAAATAGAGGAGATATTTTATGATAGAAAAACAAATGCTTAGACTAATGCTTGGTAAAGCATTCTATACAAAATACAAAGGCACTATATCACCTACTATATTTACAGGAGATATAAGTTCTTTGTTTGATACAATACAAAAAGCACATGCAAAATATTCAGATGATATAAGTGTTGATGAATTATATTCTTTGCATACTGCTATATTTAATCCTGCATTAACTCGTGCTGCAAAAGAAAAGTTTAGTGAGTTAGTAGAGGATATAAAAGAAATACAAGAACCTAGTAAAGAAATAGCAAAAGATATAATGCGTATCTTATCTGACAGAGATTTAGCACAGCGAATAGCTGTTGAGGCTACAGAAATATTTAATGGTAAAGATGCAAACTTTACTGAGATAACAGGTATGATAGAAAATCATAAACAAGGTGACGAAGAAAAGACACCTGCAGTTACAAGTGATGTAAAAGAAGTATTAGGATTGCTTGATGTAACTACTAAATGGAAGTTTAATATACCTGTGTTAAAAGAAAATGTAGGTGGTATTGGTGGTGGTAATCTTATGATTGCATTTGCTAGACCTGAGACAGGTAAGACAGCATTTTGGGTTAGTCTTTGTGCAGGACCCGAAGGATTTGCTGAGCAAGGTGCAAAGGTTCACGCATTTATAAATGAAGAACCTGCAATCAGAACACAGATGAGAGCTATATCTTGTTATACTGGTATGACTAGAGAAGAAATAATACAAGACAAAGAGATAGCACAAAATGCTTGGAGTGAAATAAAAGATAATATAGCTATGTTTGATACAGTTGATTGGTCAATGGAAGACATAGATGCACATTGTGAAAAACATAAACCTGATATAATAGTTATTGATCAGTTAGATAAAATAAATGTTACAGGTACATTTGCAAGAACAGATGAGAAGTTAAGGCAGATATACACAAGTGTAAGAGAGATAGCAAAGAGAAGAGATTGTGCTGTGATTGCTATATCACAAGCATCAGCAGATGCACACAATAGAAATAGTATATCATTTGATATGATGGAAAACTCTAAAACAGGAAAAGCAGCAGAGGCAGATATAATAATAGGTATAGGTAGAAACTCTAACTCTGATGCAGAAAATAAAATAAGAACATTATGTATAAGTAAAAATAAAATAAATGGTTATCACGGAGAACCATCTTGTACAATTAGAAGGAGTATAAGTAGATATGAAGTATAAAATAAAAATTCCTAAAAATTTAGTAAATGTATATCATTGTGAAGCAGTATTATTAAATAATGGTAAAACTAAATTTATTGAAAGTAAAGATTATCTTTGGGAAAAATTTGAAAAAAAATCTTTTAAAAATAGAAAGGCAATGTAATGATAACAACAGTAGACGTAGAAACATCTTGGCAAGTTACAGATACAGGTGGGTATGATCCATCGCCATATCACCCTGACAATATATTAGTTAGTGTTGGCATAAATGATGAGTATTATTTTACTAATCATTCTGAAAGAATAGATGATGGTTGCTATCACAACATACAATCTATACTAGATAATACTACATTATTAGTAGGACATAATATAAAGTTTGATTTAATGTGGTTGATTGAAGCTGGATTTAAATATACAGGTAAAGTATATGATACTATGTTGGGGGAGTATATATTAAATAGAGGTATAAGAAAAAGTTTAACATTAGAAATGTCTTGTAGAAGAAGACGGATTGGCTCTAAAGATAATCGTATAAAAGAATTTACAGATAGAGGTATACCTTTTCAAAATATACCAGCTAATGTTGTAGAGGAATATGGTAGAATGGATGTACAAATAACTAGAGATTTATTTAATTCACAAATGGCAGACTTTAGAATGCCAAAGAATAAACATCTATTGATGACAGCTAAGATGATGAATGAGTTTTTAATTGTGTTATCTGATATGGAAGCCAATGGTATTAATATTAATTTAGAAGAACTATCTAAAGTAGAAAAAGAATATAGAGCAGAGTTTGCATATCTAAAACAAAAAATAGATAAGATTGTGTATAAACAAATGGGAGATACAAAAGTTAATTTATCTAGTCCTGAACAATTATCCTGGTTAATTTATAGTAGAAAACCAAAAGATAAAAAGCATTGGGCAAAGATATTTAATGTAGGTATAGATAAAAACACAGGTAAAAATAAAAGAAGACCAAACTTTTCAAGAGTGCAGTTTAGAAATTTAGTTGCAGAAAATTCAGAGAAGATATTTAAAACAACTGCAGAACAATGTCATACTTGCAAAGGTAAGGGTGTTATTAAAAAAATAAAAAAAGATGGAAGTCCATATAAAAATTATACGAAGTGTGAGATATGTGAAGGTGATGGCTATACATATTCTAGTATGGGTAGAGTTGCAGGATTCCAACAAAGACCTAGAAGTGTATATGATATTGCAGAAGCTGGATTTAGAACAGACAAACTTACATTAACTAAAATAGCA